TTCAAAGGTAGGGATTTTTAAAGCGTTGAAGGTAGGAACTTACAGGCCGTGGCCCTGCGGTTGTCTTCGTTGCTTCTAAAGATCGTCTTTTTATCCAGAGCCTGCCCTCGCGAAAGCGGGGGCTTGCCCCTGCGCAGACAGGGAGCGGGAGGCGATGACAGAAAAGGGCGGTCGGGCTTCTTGCCTCTATCGCTAGGCTTTTCTACCTTGTTTGACCTTATCCCGTTCACCGAAAAGGGTAGATATGGTATCTGTGGCGGGCGTTGCCTCATCACCATCGCCCATCTCCTCAATACGGTAGCTAGGTTGGTCAAAGTCTTCATATTGTAACAGTTTTTTCTCTAATTTGTCAATCTTTTTCTGCCTTTTTTCAAGCTCTTGATCTTTCTTGGCAAGGTAATTTTTAAAGCCCCCCGCCTCCTGGATATGTTTGTAGGATTCCTCAAAAACCGTTTGACCCATCGAGAGCATTTTCTTGGCCAATTTTACCGGATCGTCCAGCAGTTCCGTTAATTCTGCCAACACCTGCCCCACTTCTTCTTTTGACCCCACAGAGAGGAAATAATCAAAGGCGTTTACCTTGTCCTGTAACTGGTTATCATCAGTATATTTGCGGATGTTCTCTAACTCTTTGTTGGCGACCTTGAAGATCGGCGCAAACAAGCTCGCTTGAGGGGAAAGAGCCGACCCACGCGACAGGGCATCCTCTTCCCGTTCGTCCCCACCAGCAGGTAGTTCCCGTCCGTCTGCTTGAAGCACCCCAAACAGTTCTTTGGCTTCTTCTTCTGTCAACAATCCGTCATCGGCAAACTTTTGCACAACCTTCTGGGCGTTCTTGACCTTCTGGGCGTTGGTGCGGCCGTATCGTTGGTTTTCCGCAAGGACTTTCTCGGTTTTTTCCAGCTTCACTTTCAAAGCCTCGAATTCAGATAGGTTCGCTCTTGCGGAGCTTGCCGCTGTGGAGGCAGGGGATGGATCGTCCTCCTTGCCTCCATCGCGATCTTTCGGGGTGTTTCTTATGTAGGAGGGGTCAGATTTTTCTTCCCTGAGTTCTTCAGGTGTCAAGCGTTCCGCCTGGGTTCTTTCTGGCGTTTTCTGCGGTGCTCCCGGTCTCTTGGGGTGGTCGCGGTTGTTCGGATCGGGATCTCGATGCTGATCACGGTCATCCAAAAGTTTCGAGATGGTATCCCTGGTGTTTTCTCTGGCGTCTTCCCTCACTGCTTCTGTTGCGGGCTTGCCTGCTTTGGCGTCGTTCATGTCTTCGGACATTTCCTCTCCCTCCTGTTGTTAGGTTTCTTTAGATACCGATGGGATGCACCCTATCAGGTATGGCCGTTATCCTGGCCCCTGGCGCCTGGTTACTGGTGCCAGGGGGCGCCATCGGCGCCTCCCTCCCTGCCACGTTCTGTTCCATCATCCCCTTTTCCTGCAACGCCTGGCGCATTTCCTCGGCAATCCGTTCAGGGTCACGCACCCCAAGGCGGCGCAACAGTTCCGGCGACAGCATCATCCAGTGGGCATGGGCGTTGCTCAGCAAAGACTCAAACGTCGCCCTTTGCTCTTCAAACGTGCTTTTGTAGTCGGGAACTTCCTCAATGTAGAGGCTTAAGGGGAGCGTGCGCACATTGTTCAGGATCACTTTCTCAAGCTTGCCGGATTTTCCCCGGATGGTTCGGCTCAAGTTTAACACCATCGTCCTGTGTTCTTCCGGGGTAAGGATTTGGACGGCAACATTTTCATCATTCCCTGATTGCAGCATGCCTAAGATAAAAAGTGATTCCCGTTTTTTCATCTGAGCGAAGTTGTCAAAAGCAAACACGTTGTTGCGCACACTGTTCACCTGCCGGATGTTTTGCGCGATACCGCTGGTGGCGTTGGTCTTCATGCCGAGCATATCGTCATGGATGCCTGTCACCCGCTGGATGAGGTTCAGGTAAAGCTCGACAATCTTGAGTTGTTCTTCGCCTAAGCGGCCATTAGAGGAAAGCTGGTATTTGGAATCTTTCGGCAGAATGATGACCGAATCCATGGCCTTTAGTTCTTGTTTGAGGCGGTTCAGGTCAGCCCCTGGCAGGGGGTTGCCTTCAAAGACAAGCTGGGAAGAGTTGATGGCGTAGACTGATTTGGTTACACGGACATTGCAGTCCCTTTGGATGTCTTTCATGGATTCCAAAAGCCCGTAAGGGACGCCTGTCTTGAAACGGCGCTGGAACACGATGGGGATGAGGCTGAAATCTGTTGAGCCAGGCAAGGCAAAATCCAGCGGTGCATGTTCCAGAAGGGTGTCTCCCATAAACAGCGTGCGAAGGATGCGCGTGGACTCAACCGTCTCAATGTCTTGAGGACTTCCTCTGGAAGAAGAAGCCGAGAGCGCCTCGGCTGTGTCCAGGCTGAAGGTTTCAAAGGGACGGCCTTCCCCATCAATGCCTTTGTAAGCTTTATGGGGAACCTTGCGCTGGACTTCCACCACAAGGACGCGGTTCTGGTTTGATCCTGAAGAGGTAGCATCCGTGTACGCGGCACTCCTGTCATCAAGTTCAGGGGAACTCCCATAAAAGGGCTGTTGCCCTGGCTCTGGTTCCTGGGCGCGTCCCCATCTCGCCTTAACCATATCTGGCGACATCCACCGTTTGCGGCAGACATACTTCATGGCGGTGTATTGAGGGCTGAGGTCGTCAGGGTCAGGGATGACATTCAAGGGGTGTACATAATCATAATAATACGCCCCACCGTCTTTATAGAGGTCGCTCCACCCAATGCCACAAATGAGGGAATCCCGGAACTTGAGGGAACCTTTATAGGGCAGGTCTTGATGTTCCTGGATATAAAACAGCCAGTGGGTCAAGGCTTCCGCCAGCTTATCGTCCTGTTCCTTATGGGAGTCTGATCGGCATGCCGTGCGGTAGCGGGACTGGATCTCCACACCCGACAGGGCATCCACATAGCCTTTGCAGATGTTAACCGTGATCGGCAATTGCTCGCGCATCGCCAGGATGTGCAAGTCCCGCGCTGTCCATTGCCCTGTGCCATCGTAAAAGTTTTGGTCATCGATACACTTCAGCCGAAAGGCCGTTGTTGACGGGTGAAGGTTGGCCGCACGGAAACACTCTTGCGCCTTTTGTAAGGCCGCCTGTTTGGTAAGAGATAGGGTCATGGTTCTGCCTGGCTACCCCTCATCCTACTGTTATTAGCAATCCTTTTATGATCGAAAGGGATATGGGCCTTGAGGGCGTGCAAATCGCTCATCATATCGTCAATGAGCAAAGAAAATTGGTCGCACAGCTTCCAGTAAACGGGTGTAGCTTCCCCAGCATACCCAAAGACCTTGCCTCCAACCTTCTGACAAAATTCTTCGTCGATGCTGAACGTCGCCAGGGATATCAGGGCTTCACGGTTGGGGGAAATGCTCAATTCCTGCGTCCTTTTGCTGCAAAGATAAGGAAAAAACAGGGAAGGAGCCGATAAAGAAAGGGGTTGGAGGTCCTTTAATGGTCACGCATGAGGCTATGACAAATATCGGCTCCAACCTTAGGGAAACTATACAAATTTACCGGTAAAAAATCAAGCTTTATTGTGGTTTTTTTGCCTGAAAACGGGGTTTTTTCTGGGATATTTTCTGAAGCTGGAAAAAGGCAGGAAACGTAAAGGTGCATCCGGAGATTTTAGCTTGCTGCGGCATCATACCCTAGCAATATTGTTTGTCTCGCAACCCCCGACCTGTTACACAAAATAATGTCTGGTATTTTGTTAATAATGCTCTTTCAGTAAAATACAGATACTATCACCATCGAAAATAAAATGTTCCCAAAAGCGTTGATTGATAGTGGGTTCTCTAAAAAGTCAATTAATCTAATCTTAAGGAGGATTTAACATATGGTTTTAAGAACAAAAAAGATGTCCCTCAAAAAATCTTTATTTTTATTAACAGTTACTTCAGCTTTCGTCTTGTCAACGACGATGGGATATTGCGCTGAGCGTCTTGATGAAGCGGGAAATAATGTTACAGTGCATACCATCCTACAAGCTGAAGCGCCTGTCACCCCTCAAGTTCAAGACCTTGCAATGCGCGTTATTCAGCAGGAAAAGAAGATTTTCATTTCTTACTGCTGGGATAAAAACTATAGCACGGTACCCATGGTCAACGATTTTGAGAAGTTTATGCAAGAGAGAGGCATTACAGAGTATTATCGGGATACACGTAAAGAAGAAGGCTATGGCATGACCCTTGGCACTAATATTGAAGACTTTATGAAAAATGCCGGGCAGTGTGACGTTGTTGCCATTTTTTTGAACGATGCCTACTTACGGTCTTTTAACTGCATGAGGGAATTTTTTCAAGTATGGAGTACTGACAGCAAAAAAATTTCTCCGAAAGCATTAATCATCCGTCATCCAGACTTTCGCGGTCTTTTTGCAAGAGGAGATGCCGCAGGACCGTATAGAGAACATTGGGAAGGACTTTATGAAGAACTCCTCGGTAAAAGCAGAAAGGTTCCGGCTGCAGACCGACCAAGGATTCTTAATGAGATGACATTCGCTTCAGAAGTGGAAGCGGGTATATCTTCTATCATAAATGCAATAGCGGGTAATATCCAAGTGGGTTATCCAGAGCTGCGTAAAAATGGGTTTGAGGACGTGTTCAGGCTTGCTTTGACCAGAGAAGGTCATAACGCAGCAGAAGGCGCAGATAAACAGAATGCCAAAGCATTCCAGGAAGCAGAAGTTAAAAAAAGGCAAAACGAACAGAGGCAACAATTAGTACAGAAGGTTGCTAAAGCTAGGGGGGCCGAAGCGGAAGAAAAGGATCCCGCCGAAAGGGGGCCAGAGATGCCACTAGCTGCACAAGGACATGAAGCCATTTACCTAAGATTTTTAAATGGCGCTTTGATTTACAGGCCAAACAAAAAAAATGATGTTGGGATGATAACGTTCCCAATAGCGAAATTGGCGAACCCACTGGAAGGCGAGTTTGATCTATCGCGGTGTGGGGGTACAGGCAAGTATTTGAGGATTGCGACCGGCTACCGCAAAGCAATCAAGAACGACTCAAAGATTGAGATATGGTTTGCCCCGCGGTTTTTGATTGAAAGGGAACAGAACGCCTCGGCGAAACATTTCCAGCCAATCTTAGGCAACTGGGATGAGCGTAATGCGGTGGGCATTTTATGGTCGTGGAGCAGTTACGGTTTAGAAAAATATAATTATCTAGGCACTCAAACTATGGACGATCTACGGTCGGTAAACTTATATGAAAAATGGAAAAAAAGCACGGGACGTCTCTTCCGCAACCGTGCTCAGAAGCATTCTTTTGCGTGTTTCGTGTCGTCGTGGAGTACTTTTCATGTTCATTTTGAGCCTCTCAACCACGGCTGCGCCGCGTCCCACATTGTAAAGTAACCGCTTTTCCTCCCCCCCTAGAGTAAGTATGCTGAGACGGTTTGTGCGGAGAAGGCCGGAATTTTCTCTGGTGTATTTAGTACCCGTTTTTGAGCATGGCAACAGGGTGGTGACGATAACATCGGTGGTGACATAAAAACTTTTATGATCCCGTTCAAGAGAATGTACGCGTTGCTTCCACCCTGCCGCGCAAGCCAGCTTTATAAAACCTGACAGGAGATATATTATGGCAAAATACAATAAAAGACCAGACTGTAAAGCAACTACTCCTCCAATCGCAAAAACTAATCCCAAGTATCTCAAGCAAATCAACCCATACGTTGCTGGCATCGACATTGGCTCTCGTTCCCACTTTGTGGCAGCTCCCGTTTCCAGCAACGCCAATGGTGACATGGAGATTGAGGTGCGGGAATTTTCCAGTTTTACCCCCGACCTGGAAACCCTTGCTGATTGGTTGAAAAAGTGTGGTGTTACCTCTATTGCAATGGAGTCAACGGGCACATATTGGATTTCTCTCTATGAACTGCTGGAATCCAGAGGCTTTGAGGTGAACCTTGTTGATGCCCGCCACGTCAAAAACGTTACAGGGCGTAAAACTGACGTTGAGGATTGCCAATGGATTCAGCAGCTCCATGCCTGTGGCTTACTGGCCCCTGCCTTCCGTCCTGCAGATAAAATCTTGCCTTTGCGCAGTTATATGCGGCAAAGGGGTACCCTTGTCAAAGAAGCAGCTACATGGATATGTCGCATGCAAAAAGCCTTAACACAAATGAACCTGCACCTGACTAATGTTCTCAGTGACGTCACAGGGTTAACAGGGATGGCGATTATCCGGTCTATTCTTAAGGGAGAACGAGACGCAAAAAAATTAGCAGAATTCCGGGATCCCCGTTGTCGCCAGCCTATTGAGGTAATTGAGAAGTCATTGACAGGCAACTATCGACCAGAACACTTGTTTAGCCTCAAACAGGCTGTTGAATCTTTCGATTTTTACCAGCAACAAATCCTGGATTGTGACCGCAAGATTGAACAAGCCCTGGTTGAGTTGAATCCTTCTTTAACAGAAAGGAGTAATCCAGATTTTGGTGTTCCTCAAAGCTCTTCCTCTCCAAAAGTGAGAACTTATAAGTCCCGAGAGGGCAATGCCTTTTACTTTGATCCTCTCAAGCACCTTGTATCCATATTAGGAACGGATATCACTAAAATCCCGGGGATCGAGGCGAATCTAGCCGTCAAGATTTTAAGTGAAGTTGGAACAGATATGAGCCGTTGGCCTACCGTCAAACATTTTACATCCTGGCTAGGGTTGAGTCCTAATAATAAAGTATCGGGAGGCAAACAGTTAAGTTCCCGGACCAGGCAGTCAGATAATAAAGCAGCCATATTTTTTAGGTTGGCAGCCAATAGTTTGTATAGAAGCGAAACCTCTCTGGGAGGTTTTTTAAGGAGAATGAAAGCAAAGCTGGGTTCTGCGAAAGCCATTACAGCCACAGCCCGTAAAATTGCCGTTATCTTCTATACTATGCTGAGCCAGGGCAAGGAATACGTGGAAGCAGGGTTGGAGTATTACGAAAAAAAGTACAAAGAAAGACTGGTGAAGGGGTTAAAGAAAAAAGCTGCTCAATTAGGGTTTATCCTTACCTCCGCACCCTATCCTCAACAAATCGGAGATCCTTAATGTATAGGAAAACAGACATTCTCCCGCGAGTTACTCAAGAGTCTGCATGAGCCTATTTAAACTTACATTCCGCACCAAGGCTAAAAAAATGAGCATTTAAGCCAAAAATAATCAGGACGCTGAATTTGGAAAATGGCTCACTTCCTCACTTTTTTAGTCTTGGTGCGGAATGTGGGTTTTTTTTAAAGTTATTTTTAATTTTAAACTAACCCCTTAAGCTTTCTCCCTTACCGTCCCGCTTTAACAGCAGCGGGCCGTGGCTGTCTTGAGTTGATGCGCCGGACTTTCGACGGCTTTACCATTTCAGAAGGCTTAACGCTTCGCAGCTTGGGGCGGCTTTTGGGGGGGGCAAACCGTTCGCCTGGTTTTGTAGATCTGGTTTTGCTTCCAGCCATGCTGTATACGGTTTGTTGGCGATCCCTGAGAACGACCCTCCGGATTTTCCAGGAGAGCCTTGCCTTACTGACAGGCTGGGCACCGCCGACCCAGGACCGGGGCTTGCAAAGCCTGTTTCTCCAGCCGCGCTTGCCTTTGTATTGCGCGGTTGGGCCAATGCTGTACAAGGCTGGAAATGTAAATGCGTAAGGGGGGATTTTAGCTTGCTGCGGCGTCTTTGACGGGGATTTTTCTCCCCTTGAGGGATCATGTTGAGGAAACCTTTAGTGTACGGCTTTGAACAGATCAGCAAATGCCATCGATGTTCTTTGCAAGACAGATGCCCTTGCCGCTCCCCTTGGCGCTGATGAACGGGGCTTGCGATATTGAAACGGCAGAATATCGGGACGGGGGCGTAAGGGTTTGCTTTGGTATCCCTCTCCCAGAAAAAGCATCTTTTCCCGCCACCGCCGGGAGGCCAGCCCTTTGAGCTTCACAAGCCCCTGGAGGGGATCCCTGGCATAAACCCATCGCCCGAACTCTTGCGCGGCGGCCTCGTACTCTTGGCGGTTAAGCTTTTGCCGCAGGGTAGACGCCTGGAACCGTCCAGCCCCCAGATTGAAGATAAACGATACCAAGGCTGTTTGCTGGCTGTCGGTCAAGGGGACATGGACAAGGCGGAAAAGGCTCTGGTAGGCTTTGACTAGATCAGATTCAAGGAACTGCAAGGCCATATCTTCCGTAATGGCGTCGCCCACATCCAGGCCATCGTATGGTTCTATGGTGTGTCCCCAACCAACGGTTTTGACTCCCCCTGGACAGGTATAGACGGTCAGCTTTAGCCCTTCCTCTTTTTGAATAAACTTCCGAGTTGGGAGGAAGGAGGGAAGCTCCCGGATGTTGAGCTTATTGTGATAAGGCATTTACGGTTCCTCCTTATTTGCGTTTAAAGGCGCGGTGGCCGAACCAGAAAGAAATGATGGCGCAGAAAATGGCCTGATCTTCTGCTGACCACACCTGAATAATGGACAGAGCGATGTCATTGTTATAGCGATATAAAATGAGGGAAGACGCTATTTTGATGTAGGCGTAAAGAAGAAAAAAAGAATAGCTTAAGACGGGGCGGACAGAGGTGGTCAGGGCATCAATGGTTGAATGACCGCTTTTAGCAGCGAATTTGTAGATGTGGGGACTTTCGTTTGCATCAGCCATCGCATTTATTTCCGCAATGCGGTTGTGATGGCCTTTTTCCATAAACTCCATCTGCTTGGTGAGGATCGCCAGTTCATGCGCCTTGTCTTTCTTGTCCCTCAGCATCGAAAATACATCCGGTACGAGGCTGCCTACAAAGCCAAGCAAACTACCTAAGAGCGCGACCATTTATGGTTCCTTCCTTTTTATTGAAGTTGTAAGGATATGGTGTCGTTATCTTTCTAACAGGCTTTAGCGTTCGGGTTACCAGCCAGCCTTAGAAATGATTTACCCATTTCTTTTAAACGTAGCCAGCTTGTCCCCACCGCCCGACCTTTTCGTGTTGGCCCTGCCTCTCTGTTCGAGCCTGGGGCAGCCCGTTGAGTGCATAAAAGAGCGCGTCGATACAATGGTCATTCTTTTTGATGATTAACCCATTCTCGTCCCGTGCATACTGACGCCATTCTGTGACCAGGTGACGGCAGCCCATGCCTTTATTAGTTGAAAAAATCTTGAAGCGGTCGCCCCGGACGCGCTCATAGATTTCATCGATCATGGCTTCTTTGGCATGGTTCGCCTTGTTTGCTTTCACCAAGTGCAATCCTGATCTTTGGGTCAGAAAATCCAGCGTCTTTTCTTTTGTATGCATGTTCTCACCTGCCCCCGCCGGGTCCACCATACCGATACACCAGGACGGGATAATACGAGAGATGTTGGAGGCATGCTCCGTGGGCGTGGCGTTGTTGAGCTTGTAGTCCGCAACGGTGTACACAATATCCTTATCACGGTCATGGGCCAGCAACACACAGCCCCAGGTGCCGCCGGAGGAAGACGACGGGTCAAGCCCGTACACAAGGGCAAAGTGTTTCGGGATCTCGAACGGCTCCACAAACAGGTCTTCTTCTTTCATGGTAAAGACCTTGCCTTGTCCGAACACAGGGATGCCGTGTTCCCGGGCTTCCAGTTGCCATGCAGGGACAGATTTCCGTAAACGCTCCCGCTCCTCTTCCTTCAGGTGCGGGTTGTCAGCCCAGGACGCCATAATATAAAACCGCCCGCTCCTCACTTCCCCTTCAGGGGCATGGTCGAGGAAATGGGCCATCAGATCATCCTTGCCCCGCTCCGGCCACATCGAGAGCGCCAGGAAGGTCTTTTCATGGTCAAAGGCGGTCGTGCGGATGAGGGCTTCCTGATACACCTTAAAGCTGGGCACTTCATCCAAATGGATAAAGTCGGCCTTCACGCCCTGGAAGGAGGATTCCCCCTGACAGAAGGCTTTGAACTTCAGTTCAGACACTCCACCTGAGACGTGAACAATCTGCACCGTATCCCAGGCCCCAGCAATGGTCGTGTGGGTCTTACCCGCCACGTAGCTTTCATGGAGGATGGGCGGCATGGAGCCATCCACATCACCCACGAACAGCTTTTTTTGCAAGATATCGCGCGTATCCTTTAAGCTGATCGATGCGGAGATGGCATTAATGGGACGGCCAAAGCGGTAGCCTTGCCACCAGCCGGGGTAGACGCCTGTTAAATGCATCGCCATTTCCATACACACGGCATTGGTCTTGCCCGTGCGGTTGCCCCCTAAAAACAGGCGCTCCCCTGCCTGGAGACCTGCATCATGGAAAGCCTTTTGTTTGGGCGTTGGTTCGTAAAACACAAACTGCCTTAAAAGATTTTCAGCCAATTTATCAGCAGACCAGGAATCAGGAAGAGGAGTTGTCATGAACGGGTACCCGGCTTTTGTTGCAGTCCAGTTTCAGGCAAGCCTGTTTTATTGGCTTCAAATACCCTGGTGGCAAACCCCATAGGGGTAACGCTCCTTTGATCAGCCCTGTCCCTGTGCGGAGGCAATAAATGCATTTTGCTTCCCATAAACGCGGCAACCGGTTCTTTCTGGGGCATCACAAACCCGTTGCCCGACCACAGGCACGTCTTTTTTGTGTAAGGGTCGCCATAGTCACAGGGATTAAAGGTGTAATCCGGTTTTCGCCAGTAGGAGGAAATGGTGCTGACAGGGTTTTCGATAATCCATGGGCAGGAAAGCGTTCCTGCAATATCAATTGAACGGGCAAACAGTTTGATAGCTTCTGAAAGTTTATGCAGTCCCTTTCCCTTGAACCATCTGGCCCCTGAAACGCTCAGGTCAGTACAGGGAGGAAAAAAAGAGGCAAAAACGATGTTGCCCCTCGGCGGAATCCAGTTGTGCATGTCAGCGCCTACCTTGATAATATTTTTCTCCCTGTTTTCCCCTTTGGGGTGGCTGATGTCTACACAATAGGCCAGGTAACCATTTTCAGCCCACGGCTGAACCATGTTGGTCGTTTTATCAAAGCAGCTTATGACAATTTTATCAGCCATTGATCCTCAAAAAAATATTCCTTTAATTTCAGGATCAGCCCCCGTCAGGCGCACGCTATTTCCATGCACACGGCATTCGTCTTTCCCGTGCGGTTGCCGCCAGGAAACAGCCGTTCTCCTTTAGAAAGGTCTGTACGGTGAAATGCCTGTTGTTTGGTCGTCGGCATATAGAATGCGAACTACTGCAACAGGCTTATCGCCAGCTTGTCAGCGGACAAAGAATCAACGACAGGATCAGCCATCCGACATCCTTTGTAAAAAAACGTTTATTGTCAGCTTGTTACGGCCACCGCGTGAAAAGCCTTTTATTGGCTGTCCGCACATATGCACGGAGGGCCTCACAGGTTTATCACGGGCTTGTATAGCCGCCTGGCGGAAAACCTTTTGTTGGGCTGTCCCTGTATACACAAGGAGGGCCGCAAAAGACGCCGCCAGCTTGTAGACCGACTGGAGCAATCCTTGTTGGCTGTCCGCGCATACACACGGAGGACCATCAAGAACGACCACCAGTTTATCGGCCACCTGGTGAAAAACCTCCTTGAAGCTGTCCGCGTACCAACGTCGGAGGACTCCACCAAGGTTCATTCCAGATTGTTATAATCATACGACAATTTATAGGTTTTTGCAAGAGAATTTACAAAAAATATCATCTATAATCAATCTATTAAATTCTATCATTTGAGGTGTTTATCTATCATTTAACGTCGTGATCTATCATGTTCTTAAGGGCAAAAACGGGATTTTTTTGTGAACAATAGGCACGCTATTTTGACATGCTCTAAAAATATGGCTGTAGGGCGTCGGAAAGATGGGTTTTCTGGAACGCTGCCGGAGATAGGCTATCCTGACCCTTCCCGTTGGCAGTGGGTATGGCCATGCCCCTATACCCCCCGCAAGCTGAACGAGCGGGCGGCCTGCCTCCCCTCTCCCCCCCCTGGCCCCTGTTTTTGGAGAGGAGAAATGGGCGATTAAATGCCTGGTCATCAGATAAATCATCAGATGATCTTTCTTTATTATAGATTGTATATCAAAGGTTTTTGAATGGTTGATTATTTAATTCTACCAACCTTATACCAGACTTCCCTTGAAACCTTATACTGTGACACGCATGATGAATACTGTGAAGCCTATGTGTTCTGCGGCTCTTGCGGTTCCTATCAGTCATGACAAGATCAGTCTTCACAATCAAATCCATGGGGGCATTGTTGCCTGACGCCGTTAAATAAGCTTCTCCAGTTTAGTATCCATATCTATAAATTGTGCGTCCTCTGAATTATTTATTGTAGAAAGGTTATGAATACCTTCTTCTGGAGGTGTATTTATTTCTGAAAACGCCGGTATACCTTTCTTGCTCTTCATCCAGAGTTTCAAGAAGGTTTGCTGGTCTTCGTGATTCAAGGCATTTACAAAGCTCAAGTTTACTTCTTTGGTCTCTTCCTTGGAAATGGCAACAAATGTCCCAGGTTTAGGATAAAAGTACTCCATGCAAAGCTTGATCGCCCACGGTTCGTTACCTGCAATAGCGCGTTCTAAGGCAATTTCGCCCACTTTCCTGATGTCGTCCCTGTATTTTGTGCAGAAATCCTGTAGGTCGGGGGAACGAGGGTCGATGTGTTTGGCCCGTCCCAAGGGATTGCCGCTTTGTCCTGGCTTGAAAGGCATATTTTGGGTCTCCTCTGCTCGGCAATAAAAGCAGTCCCTACGGTCGTCGATTTTTAAAACACAACCAATCGAAAAAACCGTAACGGCTGCCAGAAAAAACAGAATTGTTTCAATAAATCAATATACTACAAATTTGTTTTAAATGCCAGCTTTTTGTGGGTTTCCCTGTCACAAGCGTGTCCATCTTTTAGCCGTATTTCGCCATCGTATCCAATTTTCAGGGGGTGCTATCAAAGTGGCAGTTTTCCTAAGAAGCCAGAAAGCCAACCTGAAAGCCAGAAAGCCAGAAAGCCAATCTGCATTTTGGCTTCTTGCGGCTTTTTAATAAGCAACTGATTTTATGCCGTTTTTACCGCTGACCGGATCGATATGAGCATGCAACAACCCCACTGTGTCGATTCTGGTTTTGCAAGAGGGTCGAAAAACGGCAGTTTTCCTAAGAAGCCAGCTAAGAAGCCAGAAAGCCAGCCTAAAAGCCAGGAAGCCAAGTTAGGTTTTGGCTTCTTGTGGCTTCCTGATAATCAATTGATTTTCGAGTGTTTTTTACAAAGCCGGAATTCAGGTTTTGCTAAGAATCCCTCCATTTTGTGGGGGTATATATATTAACCCCGTAGGGGTTATATATATAACACCCAAACATGGGGGATGATGGTTCACAGCATGCGGTTGTGGTTTGAGGTGGACAAGTTCTGTGGTAGACTAGCCAACAACACTCGGAACCGGAGAGAGCATCAATGCACTGGATCAAATGGCTGAAGCGGTTTTTTTATCAGCGAACACGCAAACACCAAATCACCATCACCAACATCCGGTATTCCGAGGGGGTATGGGTCAGCTTTAAAATGCCCTTTAATCGTCATTAGAAGGCCGCCTGATAGCCTTGTTGATGGAAAACATAGTAGACTGCCAAAAAGGTACCTAAAACGCTGTACGGCCTTCTTAGGTGCCATAGAATCGATCATATAGGCAAACCCTGGATATTTTCCTTGACAACCACACAAAGTATAGGATATACTTGCTAAGTAATTAATCATAGCCTGAAAGTAAGGGTTTTTGCCGATGGATAACATTCTTGCCCTTGATCTTGGGACAACGATGGGATGGGCTATGAGGGAAAATGGCAAGGTTTTGAGTGGGTCAGTGAGCTTTAAGCCGACCCGTTCTGACAACATGAATTGCAGGTATACGCGGTTTAGGCGGTGGCTGAACGAGAACCATTGCTCCACATTCGATGACGTCGTTTATGAGCTTGTCATGCGGCACAATGGGACGATTGCTGGGCAAACCTATGGCGGGTTTATGGCAACATTGCAGATGTGGTGTGACGCTCAAGGCATCCCGTACGAAGGGGTTCCGGTAGGAACAATAAAAAAATTTGCGACAGGCAATGGTAACGCGACAAAGCTGGACATGGTTAATGCTATGGAAAGACGGGGACACAAACCGCAAGATGACAACGAGGCGGATGCGCTGGCCTTGCTATATTGGAGGGTTGAGAGAGGCGAGCCAATTCATGATGAAGGCGAGAAGAAAGAATACGATAATACGGTTGAAGCTGACCGCGAATATGAGTGTTTAAGAAAGCTTGGGTATGGTCACCGTTTAGCATCAGTGATCGTGTCCAATCAGAGTATTGGGGCTATACGAAGAAAGCAAAAGAAAGGATAGCCGATGCGCTGGCCTTGCTGTATTGGCGACTGGAACAGGCGTAGCCCTTGCTCATCAGGAGCCAGACTTAAAAAACTATCGCCCGCAACTATTCTGGCATGCTATAAACCTTCTTAAGGCAAAGAAAATTAAGGATTCACAAATGAAAAATAGTGACGGCTTAGAAAAAGACGTCGGCTTGGAAGAAGGCATTGAACTATTAAACGACCAGGAAACCACGACAGGCCCCGATAAGCTTATGCCGAGGTTTTTTGATCCTCGCAATGATATTGCCTTTAAGAAGGTTTTCGTCAATCATCCCGATTTGACCCTAAGCTTTCTGAATTCGACCTTAAGGCTTCATGGGAACCGTACAATCAAGAAAGTAGAGTTTTTGCCAACGGAACGGCTTCCCATGACAGCGGAATCGAAAAAATCTATTTTGGATGTGCTGTGTACGGACGAGAAGGGATCCCAATATATTATTGAAGTTCAGAACAAGTCCATGCTGAACTATATTCAGCGTATCCAGTATTATGGATCCCATGTGTTTGCTGGGCAACTGGAATATGCGGGGAATTACCTCAATCTTAAGCCTGTAACGATGCTCAGCATCCTGAACAATGCCATATTTCCGCATGAGGTGAATTACCTGAGCTACCACCATAACATTGAAAAGGAAACGCAAGTTAGTTACCTGGACGACCTAAATTATGTTTTTATTGAACTGCCAAAATTTAACAAGAAGCAGGAAGATTTAGAGACGGTAGAGGATTACTGGATTTTTACTCTGAAGGAAGGATATCATTTAACGGAAGTTCCCGAACATGCTCCTGAAGAGGTGAAAAGGGCATACGGGATACTGGAGAAGCACACATGGACGCGGGCGGAACGTTTGGCTTACGAACAAGCCAAGATTGGCCTGATGGACGATGAGGAAGCCATAAGAACAGCGAAAATAGAAGGCAAGGCAGAAGTAGCGAAAGAACTGCTTGCTGATGGTATGCCCTTAGAAAAAGTTTCCAAAGTTACTAAATTGGCCCCCGAGATTATCGCAGAATTGGCGCGAGAGGGTTCTGAAGGTTAAAGAGAAGGCGGATTAACCACCTTCTCCTTGTCATCCCGGTGCGTGTCCAAGCCATCCTGCCGCCTCTTATTCCCTTAAAATATACAGGCCGTGAGCAGCGCAATAATGCTCGCTCCACTCCCTTTGTAGAGCAGCGATATCCAAATCAGGCGTATAGAGAAAGAGGGACGGGTTTTCGACGTCTCCCTTACACATGACAACTAAGCTTCTCTTTTGCTTGACGGCTTGTGACGCCATATAAATGAAAGACCTTTGCGTTATCGCTTCTTTTTTCATTGCCTGTACAAAGGTGACAAGAATTTCCTGGGAATACATGGTAAAGTTCCAGCGCTGCTGCTCTTCTTCATCCAAGGTTTTGAACTTTTCCTTGAGGTAATGGAAAAGCCCGGTATCGCTTTTAAAGGTGTTGATCGGTTTGAAAGTATCATCAAGCAACTGAATCATAGCCGCCTCCTACACCTTTGAAATCATTGGGGCCGGTAATCTCAAATAAAATGAAGCCGTGGGCTTTACAATAATTCTGGCACCATTTTTTCTGCAAGGACTCAACATTAACATCGGACGTAACTGGAACAAAAACAGGTTTCTTGATATTCCCGTTAACGATTTCAAGGATATCAGCGTTTTTGCATCCTTCTTTTCCTGTGGTTTTATTTTTGGCTTCTGTTAAGGCTTCCTGCAAGCCTTCTTCAAAAATTTTAAGTTTCTGGTTTCGGATGTACCTGTAGAAAGATAACATGCGTTGATGGGAATGGCGGGCAAAAATCCATTTACCCTTTCCTTTGCCCCTTTCAAGATTCTCCAGATGGTTATAAAGCTTGCCATAGGTGTTAAGCGCAAGGATATGGCTTCCTGGTAACTGAAATAATATAAGCATGGTCAAAATCTCCTTTTTGATAAAGTTCTCTCCTGCCTTTCCAAAATAACAGATGGAAGGGAGAAGCTTTTTGTCGCCAGGCTTTGTTTAAAGCCCAGGTGTGACGGTCAGGAAGAACAGGGAAAGCCTCTGCAAAACACAGGCATACCGCACCTTACCGCCACACAATAAAAAAAGAGGACAGGGATACCCCAGCCTCTCTCAATCGCTGTGAGGTAAGGTGTTAAATTTTCGGCCTTCCGGCCATTGAAGGATTAACTTGAAGGGACCCACAATGTGGGATATGGTGACCTTAGCCATGATCAAACCTCAATCGTTTGGTTGTGGTTAGCAGCAAATGGGCATTCCACTGCTCATATACTGCGGCGCTACGAACTATTCGTAGCGCTTCTTTTTAAGGTGGGGATATTCAGCCGACTTGACCGATTAACCGCCAACTTACCTGCCTAAAATACAACGAAAATTAAACCAAAGTCAAAAGTTTTTTCATTCAGGGACTGGAACAGCTACTCAAAATCGGTAGACCTAATATTTCCCTACAGTGTTTATAATTGGTATTGTCTGTACAGAGAAATCCCTTCTCCAGTATCCCGCTGTACATTCTGATCTAGTGCGGCATCCTTGCAGAAAAATAATGTTGTAGCTATCTCTGTCTTTCTGCTAGAAAGCAATTATTACGTATTTTTCTAAAATTTCGTTTAGAAAATACAAAATGCTCCGCATCGAATTAAGACCTTAATTTCAAGGAGGATATTTCAATGAAGAAACCCTTTAAGCTTTTAACTTCTTCAGCTCTTTTTGCCCTAACCTTCGGCTTTTCTCATGGTAGTTTGGGGATGGATTCTAAACCCTCTTTCGAGTCAGCAGCATCCCATACCAAGTTTCTTGCGCCAGCACGTCAGTTATTGGATGACTCGTTTAGGCAAAGCTCATTCTGTCACCATATTATGATAGAGCAGTATAGGAGGAAGGTTCAGGCGCTGCGTCAAGATTACTGGGATGGGCATGCTCGGTTATCTTTGTTTCAGTCTAAAGTGCCAATCACGATTAGTGCAGCTGAAACAGAAATTAAAAGAATAGAAGAAAAGGTCTCTCTCCAGCAGGAAATTTGGACAAAGTACGGGGATGCTGACATCGAGACAACAAAACAAAAGATCCATGAAGAAATTATAAGGTTCCAAAAATCAAAAGAAGGGATGGAGAAATCTGTCATGGAGAACCCTCATTTGGAACGAGTATACCGCGATCAAATTAACAAGGAAAATGAACAGCTAAATACCTGTCAAAAACATCTGCTCGCTTTGGACGAAAGCGAAAATAACCTACGAACCAGGTTAAGCGCGGCAAAAAAGAGTTTGGATGAACTCAAGGAAGAGCAGCATTCTTTGGGCAGCATGCGCTATGCCCAAGCCCAAAAACTTGAAGAGCTTAACGCTTTATATGAAGGATATTTCAGAGGGTTACACCCCCATGATCCTTATCTAGACCTACCAAAAATTGTACTGAAAAACTACTTGAGTGCTTCTGACACCTCTCTTATTCGCTTGGATAGTTTGGATACGAAGAAGCTGTTTAAGCTTTTTGCACGCACAATGGAGATGCCTTGCGTCGCACTTCAAACAGGCGAAAATGGAACAGAAACTTACGAGCAGCAAATAAAAATTATTATACAAAATCTCACACATCGCCTTAATGAAGACGTGGCAGCCTTTGAAGATATTACTTCGATTATGCAAAATATGCCTATGCCTGTGCTAATGGCAGCCGAAGAAAAAAAAGATGGAGAAGAGCATGAGATTGAGGATAATGCTCAAAGTAGAAAAATTGTTTTAAATTTTGGAGAGCAAGATAAATTTGTGGAAGACCTTACGGCTAAGACCAATTTTCAAAACTTGCAAGTTCTAAATTTTCAAGCATTAAGGGAAGAGATAATAAGTAAGGATCTTGATATTTTTAAAAATATCTTATTAACCTATGGCTACCAAGACCAAAGGTTAAGGCCATCCCCATTATTAGAAATCATAATCCGCCAATCTCCCTTTGGATTACTAGGGCTGTGTATTGGAGCATTAGAAACCCATCCAATCACCTCTTGGAACGATGATGCCAAAATTGCGTTACAAACACGTATAAGGCGTAATATAAATACCCACAAAGAATTACGAGCAGGAATTATTGAAAATGTTTATAGTATCTTGGGTCGTCATATCAACAAGCTAGTTTTGCAGGAAATTGAAAAAACGTTACAGCTGGGGTCAGTAGATATCGCATTGGCACCTCCTAATATGATGGAAGACGCTTATGCGTGAGAGATCTCAAAATACTATGTTGGTTTTAGGAGGGCATCCAGAAACCTCCCTCCTATAAATAAAAAAAGAAACAAGGAAAAATACTAAGGAGATACATCGATGAATCAACTGGAAAGCTCTTTCTTTTTAAAAATCGTATGTATTAATTTATCGTTGGTTTATTCAATGGCCGCATCAGGAAAAGCAGCGGAAGATAATTTTAAAATAATTTGGGTGCAAGCTTGTAATAAAACTCTAGAAGAATACGGACGGAAAAAATTTAAAGAACTAGATTTAAAAGATTTGATTGAAATACAGAAGATAGAAACAGAACACGGCCAGCAATTAGAAGAAAGAACTGATGAGGCATGGACAGCAGAAGATGCAGAGAATAAGAACGCCAAAGGATTCCAAGAAAAGGAAAAGGCATTAGAAGAAGCAAAGAGGCGAATAGAAGACCTAGAGAAACAATTAGCAGAACGTTCAGCACAAGAAGCGGAAGCAATAATGATACTGCGAACAATAAGCCAATTTGGAAGAATAAAACCACCCCTACCATCAACAGTAAATATACCTCAAACAGTAGGTATAGGGGCCGGTGTAGCAGTCAGTACTTTTGTTGCTATTTTGAAACTTTTATCTGCTGATCAAGCTATTGGTATTATGAGATTTTTAAAATGAATTAAAAAAGGAGGGTAATTATGAATATAGCTATTCTTTTATTGATTGCGACTATACACATGTCTTGTAATATAAATGCATCTGAAAAAAATAGTTTTGATGAAAAAGTCGGAACCTTTGAATCTTCTTATATGTCCACAACTTATGACAGACTTAAAGAGCTTCAGAATGACGGAAACTTAGACATTAAGTATGATATAAGAATTAGAGATAACTTTAATAGAGTTGACAGGCAAGCTAAAAACTTAAAATCTTCAATTGCTGAACAGGATAACAAGATAAACTCTCTACACAGGCATGTTAAAAACTTAAAATCTTCAATTGCTGAACAGGATAACAAGATAAACTCTCTACAAATGATAATTCTTCAACGGAATAGCGAAATAAAATCTCTTATCAACCAAAATACTAATTATGAAAATAAGCTAAAACGTTGTCTTGTTTTTTTTAAGTATATGGATGAATTAAATCTAAATACAGCAAATGGACTTAAATTAGCAGAATTTAATGATTCTTTAAAGAAAGCATTTGAGTCTACAAATATTAAAGACATAATGGAGCTTTATCTTAAAGCTCATCTGTAGTCTAATGTTAAAAACGTAACTTCTCAATAAGTAAGAGAGCTGAGGCATGACAAAAGTTTTGCTATGAGGATGCATGATTTTACATTTTACAACTTGCTATTCTTCCTCATTTTTGTTTTCTTTTATGATGATGCCTAACGAACAAATTTACGAGTTTATGTTACTTAAAAATGTGAAAAAACAACTTCCAATTTTTGGATTTTCAAGTTCTAGCAATATAAGCCGCTGAAAACACAAAAATTGGAAATTATTCCAAGCATGTTCCTTAAAACATTCAACTAACGTTTTCTGAATATTTTTCAAATAAGCCAAAGTACGCAGTTAAATCTTTGGTAATTTTTGTTGAGGGTAAGGTTTCTATCAGGCCCAGTAACCTTTTTCCGATATCCTTGCAACCTAAAGAGGATAATTCAATTGAAATTTTGATTCTCTCGATTGTCGCAAATTGTGCAGCAAGGCCCATTTTAAGCTCTTCTTCCTCTGCTAACAGGGAAATATCTTGTGGTTTGTCCACTGAAAAGAACCCAGTGCCATTAAAATCAACATACTCAAGCCCAGCGTCTTTCATATTCTTGGCTAACTTTTTCAATTTTAGCTTGTATGAGTCTATCTTTTCGTAAATTTTTATCAAACTCTCAATCATTCCCATGATCCTTTTATCGTGAAACGGGTGCATGAAATAATCAAATAAATCTGCGTCTTTTGGCAGCCCCCATGAGGCTTTGTTTTCCTCAAAGACTTCTTTCATGATCTTAAGGGTAAGCAACTTTAGATTGAATAGTTCTGTTTCCAATGGAAGCATTTCCCGTCGCGTGTCTTTAACGGAAGCTCCGTCCATTCTTCTTTTTACAATTGTTCCCCAGGCTTTGAGGGCCTTGTCTTCATTTTCCTCAACCTTTTTCCCTGCTGCGACAACCCTTAAATCGCTTTCAATTAAATTGCATATTTTTTGAGCGATCTTTTCCTTGTTTTTTTCTTGGCTTTTCATTTCTCATTTTCCTTTCTGAATTTAATAGTTTTAGATGGTATTTTCATTTAAGTATATATTTCTATCTTTTCTCATTCTCCAATAAACAGAATTTGTAAGCGTTTGATGTTAATAAGTTAAGGTCATTCTTTTTTCTGTCGTCTTGTTCTCCTTTCAATTTTAAAACAAGAGTTGTTTTTTTATTTAATAATTCGTTCTGGTTTCCAGTTCCCAAGGATCCATTTTTCACCCGACAAATTTTCTGGTTTGTGTTACTTAAAAAATCTAATGGACACTCACAAAACGTCGTCCAGATAAACCCACACTTCGGGGTTCTCTACGGGCAAGATCGCTCCTCTCTGGCTTTCTTTGAAGTGTGTCGGCAACAGGCGTTTCATTGAGCAGGTTATCTCACCTGTTTCGGGGTCAGTCTTTTCTCCTACGGGTATTTCCATCCCCTCTACGCACATCACGCCGTATTTGCTTTTGCTGCCCGCCATAATAGCTGGATCTTTATTAAATTTAATAAAGCCTTTGGTCGCTAATACATTCACACGGGCGTCAATGGTTGTATGTCCCCCTAATCCCCCTGTATTCTCAAAAACTTCGCGGAATTGAGTTGGCGTATAAAGATTTCCCTTCCTGGCCTCATCCAGCAGCAGTTGCAAAATTACATCATGGCACCGCTGGCGCTCGGCATCCAGTTTTTGGCCGTAGTCTTTACGTACCGTCCGCTCTGAGTGGAACATCATCTCCTCCCAGCGGCCATCAACCTTATCCACCCATTTCGGGAGGATGCTTTTGCCATTACGCAACTCGAACATGATCTGGCGGATACTTTTCTGTTCATCAGGCCGGAACAGCAACAGTCCCGTTGTGTAAAAACTTCTTAGGCTGGCCGCTCCGCTCAATGCTTGGAATGGGTCTTCCTCAACCATCTTTTTTGTGATCTTCTTTGTATGGTGGGTTAATATGATTCCTGCAGCGGGATTAACCAACGAACGTAGTTTCTCCACCCGATCCTGCAAGAAAGCCAGCATAGCCGTATTGTCGTTTTCACTGCCTGATTTGCCGGGGTCATACACGTTGCGTAGCGGGTCGATGACAATCAGGTCTACGGTTACATTCTTTGGGTCAAAAAAGCGTGTGATCGCGTTATAGACTTGTGTTACGCCCTCTTCATCCAGCAAGAGCCGCATTTGAGGCGTCAATACAAGGTTCTCGCGCACAAAGGGCAAAAAAAGAGGGTCAAACACAAGGGTTTTTAACCGCTCCCGCAAGTAGTCGTACATGATCTCCGTTTGCAGATAGAATATTTTTAAGGGCTTAGGGGGCACCATCCCCAGAAACGGTAACCCTGCCGCCAAATGCGCCAGCCAACTCAGCATCAGGTCAGTCTTCCCAACCTTGGGCGCGCCTCCAAACACCAGAAGTCCTCCTGGGGTTAAAATGCGGGGGGCAATTAAATCTTCTGGCAGCGGGTTAACGTCATCCAATAATTGACCAGCCGTAAAAGCGGGCAGATTGGTGTTGGGAGGTGAAACGACCCTCTGAGAGCAGATGTCGATAAACTCTGGCATATTAATCCCCTCAGCCACGGCATCCGCCGCATCCCATTTTTCCGGCTTGTCTTCGGGAATCACCATGAGCGCGAGGGAGGGAAGTCCCAGGCTTTTGAGTTTATGGATGACCCTGTCCGCATGTTCCTTGCCGACGGTATCGTGATCTGGCCATACCAACACATGCTTGCCGTTTAAAGGCGACCAGTCCGTTTTATCAGGCGGTGCGCTGGCCCCGCTCATGGCCGTTGTTGCGCAGATCCCGATAGAAATCAGGGCATCAGCGCATTTTTCTCCTTCCACAAAAACCACAACATCAGCTTGCGCAATACCTGGGAGGTTATAGAGCGGTCGGGGGCTGGGACATCCATATTTATTAGCCTTGAGGTCAAACGGGCGGAACGATTTTTTCCCATCTTTCTCATAGCGGCATACCCGTACGCTTGGCGTGCCGTCACTATCACGGTAAAACCATGATTTTATGAAGACGCCCCAATCTTTGTTTGGTGTCTGGTCTTGTTTTTGATTTTGTGTCTGTCCAGGAAATTTGGGCAGGGAACGTGGGGTAACGCCTAACCATTCCTGAGCCGAGCGCAGGATTTTTGGGAAATCGGATTTGTTTTTTGTATCCCATCCATATCTTGCCGCGAAAAGGTCAAGGACGCCGCCGTTGTGCGAGGGGCAATCAAAGTCATACCAACAACCTTTTTCTGAACCCTCAAGGGCAATTTTGAGGCTCTGACCTGCTTCTCCTTTAATGTTGCCAAGCAGATAGGTATTACCGTCCCTCCTTCCATTCGGATAAAAAACGTGCAACATCTCTGGAAGCCTGTCGAGCAGACCCTGTATGATCTCTCTTTTTGGGAGTTGCCTATCAGCCTCATGTCTGTCATATTCTCGCTCTTCCCAATATTCCTGAGGCATGGCGGTATTGAAATTAAGAAAAGGGTGGGTTTGAGCCATGACAGGAGATTCTACAAGAGCAACAGGCTTATCCATTTTTAAAGATCTCCTTGCCAGCAGCGGTCTTTCCAGTCACAAAAGCGGCATTCAAAATGATCAGGATCGAGAGAAATCCGAGGCAAGGTTTCCCCGGCTTCTGTAGCCCTCAAAATATTAACGGCACGGTCTGAAGCTTCCTGGGCCAGAGCCGCATCAAACGGCACAAGTTCATGGTAGATTTCCGCTGTGTCCTTGTTGACGGCGGTAAATAAGACAGGATTCCCGGAAATGACGAATAAACTTTCCTCCATGTATGCCTGATAGATCGCCATCTGGACAGCGTAGACAGGCTTCGATATCCGTACACCTTTCTCAACAGTTTGCTTCCAGGATTTGGCATTCATGGACTTGCATTCCCAAAGAGCTGGGTAGCTCATGCCAGCTTCGATTGGCCCAGAACAGATAATGCCGTCCACATGGCCTCGGATTCGCCCGTCTGCTACGGAAAAGCCGAAAGGGTGGTCATCCCCCTGGCGGGTATATATCTTAAATCCCGCTCCCCTGAGCCAATTGAGGGCCATTTTTTCAATAGCATGCCCCATCTCGAAGATGCGCAACGTCCTTCCTGGGAATTCTTTGTCACGAGGCGTGTGCGTATACTCGTACTGCAAGGCACGGCTACAGGAAACGCCAAGCCGCGAAGCTCCCAGGTAATCCCGTCCCGGATTTGCCGCGTTTTTCTTCTGCAAGGTAATATCGATCAGCTTATTGATTTTGTCTGTGGTAGACACCTGGGTCGCTGATACTTGTGGTCCTGGTACTTGTGTCGCTGACACTTGTGCTGGCGTCACCTCTACCGTCGTTGGCATATTGGGCATATCAAGATACTCCTTCTTTTTGGGGTTGAGAGTTTTGGGGTTGAGCGGGTGAATTTTCCAGAAGACACGCGTGTTGAAGATAATTTTGCCAGGCATCGACAACACCCTCGACCATGGTCAATACTTCTTCACGGCTCCAGGCAGACAGGGGCTTATCCCTGTCGATTTCCTGGGTGATCTCCCATAAGGGCATCAGCGTGGCAGCTAACGCCGCTTGTTCTAAAGGGGTCTTGTCAATCATAGGGCTGTCCTCACAGGTAAGGTGTTATCAGATAACGCTTTATTAATCCTCCAGGCGTTAAACTTCAGATTCATGAGGGCAGATGCCTTATAGCGGGTAAGGCTACCCTCATTTTGGTATTCAGAGAGATACTGAAGCTGTTTATCCGTTGCGGGCAGGTTAAGCCAACCTCTCATCTTGTGGGCGGTATCATCCGTCTCATGGAAGTTCATCCAGTCATCGGCAGCCGCAAAACAAATGCTTTTCTCCCCCGTTGCCAACACCCTTGCAGGTTGTTTGGGTAACCCCCCAACAGCGTGCCATTGCTCCTTGAAAAACACACTGCTCCAGGCATTAAACCCTGTTGCCATGAATGACCGCTTCTGACCATCTACATCCACCCAGAGGAAAGGGGAACGGGCAAAAATGTCGATTTCCGTCATGGCAAAATCTTCTTCGTCCAATGCCACGTCGGATTCGCCTGTGACAAAGTCAAAGGCAAACCCGCACAAAGGACATTCAGCAACGGCAGCTGGAAGTATCGCCTTGCATTCCGGGCAAGTTTTGGTGACGGCTTCCCCTTTCGGCGCATCATCCAGCCTGGCGTGCTGTTCAATGGAGCCATGCGCAAGGGTGGCTGTGCCAAAATCCAGGACGATGCAATCATTTTTGACGACGCCTGGATGCTCTTCAGGGTTGACCGTGCGTAAGCCCCGTCCCACCATCTGGATAAACGTCGATTTATAGGAACTCGGGCGTAAGAGGACAACGCATGAGGTCAGGGGATCATCCCATCCCTCCAGAAGTACCCCCACATTCACGATCACCTGGGCTTTGTGTCCATTCTCTCCGGTCGTATAGGCTTTCAAAACTTGCTCGCGCTCCGTGGGTGACATCTCTCCATGGACAAGGCCAGCAAAAACACCTGCATTTACGAAACACCTTTGAACGTTATGGGCATGTTCCACGGTGGAGCAGAACACGACGGTTTGCCGATCTCCTGCCTTTTCTTTCCAGTGGGCAACCACCGCCTCATTAATGGGGCGGGTGTCCATAATCTGGGCGACCTCTTCCATACTGTAATCGTCCGCTCTTTTTTTAACCTCTTTCAGTTTTTGACGGGTGCCGACATCCATAACGAACATTTTTGGGGGCACGAGATGGCCGGAGGCAATGAGTTCCCTGACGGTGATTTGATCGCACACATTGGAAAACACAGGGCGCAGCCCTCTCTTGTCCCCCCGGTTAGGCGTTGCCGTCATCCCCAAAAGCTTGATATGAGGGTTCAGGGATCTTGCATGGGAGATGACGCGCAAATAAGTGTCGGAGCGGGCGTGGTGGGCTTCATCGATGACCAACAGGTCAAGGGATGGCATGGTGGCAAGGTTGCTTTCCCGTGACAGGGTTTGGATCATGGCAAAGGTGGTGTTCCCTGGGGAGCCGACTTTCGGCTCCCATGATTTAATAGAGGCGTTAAAAATGCTGGTGGACAGATGCGGGTTAACCTGCCGGAACCTGGCTTCGTTCTGCGCCGTCAGTTCGTCCCGATGAGCCACAACGCACGCCGTTAGAGGAGATGCCTTGCACATCTCCCCAATCACCGCGGACAGCATGACAGTTTTGCCGGAGCCAGTTGGCGCAACGGCCAGGGTGTTGCCGTGCTGCTGCAAGGCTGCCACAGCACGGTTGACCAATTCTTTTTGTCTGGGTCTTAACAACATGGCCTCTCCTTAATGCCCCCAGGGATGGGCCGTAGTTGTTGGCGCGTTTCGGGAAAGGGCCGCTTGCACCTCTGAAGCAACACTGCCGGGATAATCTTTATGGCCTTTGGAAAGGGCGACCTTGATAATGTTCTTTTCTGTCCCCTGTTCCTTGTTCTTCTCCACATCGATACGGGCAAAAAATTCAAGGCCGTCCAGTTCAGCAAGGCTTTTGATGTCCCTGGCGGCGAGGGCTTGGGGGGATGTATCCTCTTCTGCAAACCCCCGCGCAGACGTCAGGATAGCGCGCATAAAAGACCTGCCAATATTCCCCCATTCAGGGCCTTTGGGACTTTGAAGCCCTATCAGGCTCCAAACTTTCCGTTTGGCGTACTCCCCTTCAAGGATGACAAACGCACAATTGAGATAAACCGCGCCTGTCTTGTGGTTACGGGTGGCGCAATCATCTGTCCATCCCTGCGCCGGGTTGTTGTATCCACCCCGCTTGATGGTCAGGCGGACTTTGGCAACCGTTCCGGCGGGTATAGTATCAAACGCCTGTTGCGGTTCTGCGGTGTTAAAATTGAGCGGGTTTGTATTAATCGCTTGGTTGTATTCCATGTCTTATTCTCCTTCTACGGCGCTTGTGTCTATTGGTTGAGGGCATGTATAGGTCAGGCGTTCGTTTACTGGCTCTGCCTTTTTTCTGATTTTGTCCATGAGTTTTCCCAGATGCGGTTGTTCCAACCAGTCAAGACGCCCTGAACGGTCTTTAGCCGGATAGTTGTAAGGATTGATGGTATGGCAGATAAGCGCCCGCCAAGGTTTTACTTCCTGCCCATCAGCCCCGTCACCTTTTACCTCTGCCATGGTAATGACCTGATCCACAATGCCAGGCAACTCCAGTCCTGCCTTGCTGCCTTCAATCTGGGGCTGGTAAAAGCGGCGGTTAAAGTCGTCAAGTTTCTCATCCAGAATACCGACAAACCAGATATTTTTCTTGCGTGTGTGCTGCAAATGGGTGAGCCACGCGATCATCTCCTGACCGTGGAGGCCATAGGCGCTCCGTGTATCAGGCTTGCCTGTCTTGTCGCTGAAAGCTTGCGGTTCGCCTTTACACCACTGGAAGCACAAGCGCCCCGCTACCGTGATTGAGTCCACAAAAACCGTGTCATACTCGGCCAGGTAATCAGGGTTGCCATAGCGTTCGCACACGACATCAAAGTGTTTCTGGCTATAGGGTTGGTCATCCCGCAAGGCAGGGTTCGGGCCACCAATAAAAACCGTGAAGTCACGGCACTCCTTCCAGGTACGGGGACGAAGAGTATCCCCGCCCCATCCTTCAATAGCGAGGTCTCCTGCCTCTAAGTCAAGGAACAGGGTTGTTTTCTCCGGCAATGTCCAGAGAAGGGAGGTTTTGCCAATGCCGGATTTACCAAAAATACAGCCTTTGATGCCACGCGGTTCACTCAAGCGTTGGTCAGCAGAAATAATCGGGAGTGGCATGGGTTATTTTCCTTTCGTTTCGGGTTCAAGTTCGGTCATCAATTCCAAAATGTCTTCCAGCCAGCGGCAAACCAGTTTCGTTCTGCCCAACGTATGACGGAGATGGCCTTCGTCCATTTGCACGAATATGCTAATGGGCGTGCTGTAGAGGACATGGATGAATTGAACGTCTTTGAAGACGATAAGTGGGTCTTTAGGAATAAGTGACATGTAAGGATCCTTTCTGTTAAAATTATAGGTCGTAGTTTTGGGTGGCTGAGGTAGAGGTACGCTTCCTTTCCTCAAGGTATTTGAGGACATCTGCTTTGGCGTAACGGTAGGTGTGGTAGCTAAAGGCAATATATTTAGGGCCAACCCCTTTACGTCGGTACCCGGCTAACGTGCCTATGGAGATATTGAGAAGGCCGGATAGTTCTCTCGGTGTGTAATACTGGTCTTTAAGGTCACTGGCAGATACTTCTTCAGGGATCACATATTTTTTTACACGGGCCATTTTTATTCTCCTTTTTGGTGATAGTGGTTGAAGCACGATGCGATAAGGACATAGAAAAAATAAGCTGTGAAGGTAGGTGAATCGATGCCACGGATAAACCTGGGGTTTATGGTGAATGGGTGAATGGCGCAGAAAATAAGGGGTTACAGAGGACGCGCCTAATAAACAGGCAAAAAAAAGTGAAAAAAGCGAGGGAAACTGCGCCATTCACCTCATTGACGGAAAACTGCCATTTTATGGTGAATGGATGAATGGCGCAGAAAATAAGGGATTATAGAGGGCGTATCTGCTTAAAGGTCATCTTTTTCCAAGGGGGCGTCAATGTCCCCGCTATAAAAAGATTTCCATAAGGATTTTAGATCGTGATCGGCAACTTCTTTTGAAATTTTTAGGTCAACATAATCCAGAAACCCCTTTTGGGAGATGCTTCGATAACTCTCTCCATAACCTTCACGAAAGGATTTGAAAATTTGATTCATTTTCCGGCTATAGGGAGTGGAAATATTACGAAGGTTGAAGATGTCTTGCTCATTCGTTGAGCTTTTAGCAGATAAGACCTCTATAATCTTGGCATCAAATTCCAGCTTGGTTGACTGCAACTTACCGTGCGAAGGGTGTCCTTTTTCGCTATAAAAATCATAAGTATTCTTTAAAAAGCTCTCAAAGGGGATAACCTTCAAAACATTGATGTCATAGGGATGATCCACATAGTAAATAGAAATCTTGTTTTTTAAAACATCGACTTCGATCTCCTGCAACACGCCCCTAACTTCTACAAAGCAATCTTCATTTAACTGTTCATTAAATTTTATGGCTGCAACGATAATCCCAGACTTCTCCAGAAAATAGTTGAATATCTGGATAGCTCTTTCCTTTTCATAAGAAGCTTCACAATATTTTACGAATAAATCTAAAAACGGGATTGTTTTTTTTGACATTTTTATTGATACCCTCCTTTGCCATTAAGTTTTTTAATGAAGAGTTAAATTATCATTTACGTTAATTTCAGAAAGTGTTTTAAACAAATTAGTCGCCCATTCCATGGTCAGGTCTTCGTCTTCTGAACTCGCGACAATATTATAAATAGCCATGATTAGAATATGGATGCATTCCCTTTCGAGGGTTCCATGCAGTAATGACAATATCTTAGCCAAAAGTTCCCTTAATTTTTCCTCATCTCCATCCTTGCATTTGTCTGCTAATTCCTGAGTCACCAAACTTCCCTTTCTTGTTTTAGTTTCTTCCACTGTGTACCTACTTCTTCACCAAAAAGAATGCTGAAGAAAAATTTTTGCTTAGTAGTATCGAGGCCTATAAGACGGACGTAAAGATAGAGAGAATCGTAGGGCTAAAGGCGCTGTCTCGAAGGGCAGAGGGTCCATTTAAATAGTTTCTGGACATGCTGGCCACCTTCTGTGGAGTTATCGCAAAATCTAGTTAATTTGTTGGTATTCTGTCAATAGAGTTGTTATTCTATCAAAAGAATAGTTGTTCTATCAAAAGCTTTGCGTGGTAGAATGGTAGTAGAATAAAAAATAAAATGATATTTTTTTGGCTGTTTTACAGGGGCTTTACGGGGGTAGTCGTTAGCTTCCCAAGCTTACGACGGGGGTTCGATTCCCCTCGCCCGCTCCAATAGCTTGATTGTTTCTTCCAAGGAGGGAAAAATGAACCTTAAATTTTTACCCTGGTTCGCTGTAGGTATCATCTTCTT